TGCCTACGTTCATACTGCCATCTATATTAATAGTTCCCCCTCTAAAATAATGAACTCCAGTTCCTCCACCCACAGAGCTGAAATATTCTATTCCCGCAGACGAAACGCCTATACCAGATATATTACTCCCGCTACCAAAAAGTCTTATTTTAGAGCTAGCAGGAGTATTTGCCGCGCTAGCAAAAGAACTAGAACCCAAGTCTATATATGGTGGTGTAGCTGATTGAGTAGTGTTAAGACTATTTACCTGAATGTTTCCATTCATAATATTTACCCCTCCTAGTCCATAGAACCTATGTTGATTGCTACCAACCTCTGAAAAATAAGAAACCCCAGCCCCGTTAACTGAAAATCCTGCCCTTGAAGCACCAGAATTTATCAAAAGCAATTTAGACTGGCTTACGTCATTCGAAGAATTAGCAAAAGTACCATCAAAAGATATAGAAGTAGGGTTATTAACTCCACCAAATCCCCTATTCCCAATAAAAGTCGTATTGTATAAGTAAGATTTACCAAAGTTTACTATTGAAGGAGCAATATATGGGTTGATAGCAGACATCAATAATTTTACGTATAACTGATGCCCTTGATTATTCGGGTGTATACTATCGGACATCATTACTGTTCGTGGTCCAGCCGCTATAAAGGCATCTCTTACATTTACAAACGTTATACCTCTGGATGTTGCTATACTCTGCGTAACACTATTATAAGATGCTCCCCTAGACAAACTACCCGCTGATGTCCCTTCTCCTGTATGAACATAGTTTGGCCCTATGATAATTATGTCAGATGAACTCCACCCTTTAGCTATTGCTGCATCTAGCACAGCGTTGTAGTCTGTTGTATAATCGGTAATGTTATATATTGCCGGGCTATTGTTTATGTCGTTTGTTCCGTAAGCAAACATCAAATATCTTCTGCCTGACTTCTTTTCAGGTATGCCCGATATTCTACTATACATAGCGCTATCTGCCGGAGAAGCGGCAGATCTTTGCATTTTTGTCCCCGATATACCTCTATTAATATTGAAAGCCCCCACAATTTCGCTAAAAACAGGCGCATAGGCGACCTGTTGAGTTACCCCAAATCCAGCTGTTATTGAATTTCCATAATTATATATTGTATCTACAATGTATCTAACGTTATCGCCTAACTGTATCTTGCCAGTTGATTTTGCTGTAAAAAATACCGAGCTATCTGATTGTATAGCTACAGAACTTACTATTCTTCTATTAGTTGAAGATCCATTAGTAGTAACTAATTGTAGGTTATACCCAGAAGAAGAAATGTTATCTACATTTCCTAATCCAACGTCTGATTTGGTTATCGTTATATCCGTGCTTAATGCTTTACCGTTTACCGTTCTTGTATTAGGAACCTTAGTAGCTAACTTGCCGTCAACAGCCGCCGCCAAACTATCCAATGAATATTTATTCGTAACAACCCTAAAAGCGCCAGCAGAGGTGCCTATAATAACCGTACCCGCGGCATTCTTGTAATACTGTGACCCATAAGGCGCAAACCCTGGCGGAATTGATGGATAACTAGGTGATGTCTGAGCGAATGTCCCTAATCCGATCAGTAGTAGTAAGTAAGTAAGTATTGATTTTCTCATGTTATATAATTGTAAGTTTTCCTTCAAAAGTATCGGGTATGGTTAAGATAAGTACGCCCGAAACATTTGATGTATAGTAATAATTTGTATTGTAAACGGTATTTACGCCGCCAGATTCAAATGAAGCAACTAAAACAGGGACTACATTAAATCCATGCCTTTGACCGTAAGTAGCCTCACCATCTCCGTCTGGATCAATATCGTTCTGCCAGTCAATAACTAAAGGAACGCCAGCGGTAGTGTCTAAAGTGGTTTTTGCTACACCTGAGCTTGTCGCTATAAAAGCTAAGAACTCAGCTCGTGTAAGTTTTAGCAGTTTTCCTGCTGCGTTTGAATATACAAACAGACTACCGTTATCAGGTAATCCTGCATCTAATTCAGGCACCAATATTATATCGGTATTCGCTGGATCAATCATATTTATCTGCTATTAAATTTCCTATTCCATCACCTAGTATTTCTGTTCTGGCTTCGTTAGCTCCTAACACTAGTATAAACGCATTCTCTTCAATTATCGGCTCACCTAATCCCACAAACTCAACTGTAAACGTATAAGGTTCTTCTAAATCTGCTGTTTCGCTATAAGAACCGATCCTAACCAATCCCTCGATAACCCTTTTGTTATCTAAGTCCCCCATCTTAGCCCAGAACACCCGTTTCTTTACCGCCAGATTAGCCACCTCATCGTAGTTGGCTTTGATCAGCTTCTCTACGTTACGTAATGCTATGGCCTGCCCATCTAAGTTAAGCCCCCATGAACCGTAACCAGATTCGGTATTATCCCAGCCACCATCACATTTGTTGCGTAAAGATATGGCTTCAAATGACATATTAAACCCGTTAGTAACACCGCAGACTACGGGTCGGTAATTAGCCTCTGTACCGCGTTCTGCTGTTCTGGGGGTGGTGGTATCGATAAGTATGATGTAGCTAGTGCCGTTCATGTGGTAAATATAATGAAAATTGTAATGTATTAGTAATGTTACATAAGTGTATTTGATAGATTGGTATATTTGGGGACATTTAAAAATAACTAACAACATGCTTAAAGCTATTTATTACTTTATCGGCCTAATGTTTATGGCTTACGAATTATTGTGGATTATAAACCCAGTAGAAAAAACTAGAGCTTATTTAGACTTACAGAAAAGAACAAAAAAACTTAAACCTATCAAATATGAAGATTGGCCAGAAGATTTACGGAAAGACCTTCAAACAAAGTTGGTCTATATGATACCTTTGTTTTTGTGGCTTTTAATGGGTTTATTTACTTTTCAATGGCCTTTATTCGTGGGTTATTTATTATTTATGGTTTTTTCAGGATTATTGAATAATATTACAAAAAGTTTTTTCCCATTACAAGTTGTCAAAATGTCAATAGGCGCTATTGTGGGATTATTAGTTAGCGGATTTTCTATACTTAACGCTTACCATCTCAAAATAGATATTTGGCAGTATATATTAAATACCTACATTTAACTTGGTTTGTTTGGTTGTCGGGGTACGTGTGTGGTGGGCGTACCCTTTTTTAATTGTAACAACAACGGTACAAAACTGTATTGAGTATATGGTTATATTTGAGTTATGAAACACTTCGAAATACTATCAGTAGAAAAAACAGATTATAACGAATCACTACAATACAAAGTAAGATTTGAACGTAACAATCACGCGTTCATAATCACGTATTGTGCGTTTGGAAAACAAATGTCTGAAAAAGAACTTGAGCCTATACTGAGAAAAGACTTGCACAATCTTATGCGTATAAAAGAAAACAGACCAAAAGAGAGATCGGATACTATGGACTTCATAAATGGGTTATGGTCTATGGGATTTATAATTGCAGGGTCTATACTAATAATAACTTCATTTATTGATGTATGGGAAGATAGTAAATGCTACGAGACAATATTTTATAAGATATATAAAAGCTGTTTATTATTCATTACCATTAGTTGCGCGTGGTTTGTAGCTTTTCGTAATGAACCGCATAACTCTTGGCGTAAAGAAATGGATGATCATTTAAAAAGTTTGTAGTTATGAAAACAGCAAAACAAACATTACAAACCATTTTAGATCAGGAAAAAGTTTGGCTTACTGAAAAAGAGTTTGCAGTAGCAGAAGAAGCCATGAAAAGATTCGCGCATCAGATAGCTTATGAAACTCTAGCCGACTTAGCAGATAACTTTAATATCTCAGGAGATATAGGTAGTAGCATAAGAAGTCAGATTTTAAACAAACCAATCATTATAAGATGAAATTAGAGCCTTTAGATTATTGCTTGTCAATATTATTCTTTTTAAGGGGTGTTATTGTGTTTATTGAGCCATGCGAATTTGATAATTGGTATATATGTATTCTTATTGCAACTATAATATTCTTACACCATAAAATAAAACAACATGAAAACTAAGTCTCATAAAAAGAGAAGAAAAAATATACTTTCTAAGCTAGACCCAATAACTAAATGCTGGGTAGAATCAAAAAATAGTCCCCGAAGATTATGTCCTCAAAGCGATATAAAAAGGATATCTATAGATTGGGAAATGAATAGAGCTATTCATTTAGGTTATTTAGAGTGGAAGAAGTCATATAACGAACAAGTAGGCCATTTATTTACAATTTAAAACTAAAGTATAAGACATGAAAAAATACGAAGTTAAGTGGGGGAATTGGGATAGCTCATCAGCAGAAGTTCCAGCTATGAGTGTAGCTCAAGCGATACAGATTGCTTGTCAAAAATACAGAATAAGTGAAGATTCAATTAATTCGGTTACTTGTTTAGGGAGTTGGTAGTATGAAAGCGTCTGAACTACGTATAGGCAACATAGTAAGCCTAAAAGATAAGGGAGAATACAGAATAGCAAGCGGCCACGATATTGAAGAGCTAGAAGATTGGGATGATACAGATTATTGTGTAGGAGTTCGGCTGACAGAACAATGGTTAAAATATTTCGGATTTAGAAATGATGGATCAGAATGGTCGCATGATGGCTGTTGTTTTGAATATTGGAAGGAGGGATTATTTTATTCAGCTGGGGAGGGTATTAAGCTAAGTAGCCCTATATTATATGTACACCAATTACAAAATATTTACTTCGCTATAACTGGAAGGGAACTAGTGATATGAACAAAAAAGAACTAAGATTAGGTAATTTGGTAAATGAAAAACTATTAGGTGAGGTAACCATAGAAAAAATAGATAACAGTTTCGTGGATATTTCACGCTCTCTTGTTTTGCATGGAAAAATTATAAAAACTTTTCATTACAATATATTGAATGATGACATATCCGGGATAACTATAACAGAAGAATGGCTTCGTAGGTTAGGATTTGAGATAAATTCATATCGTTACGATCCTAAGTTATATTTTCATCGCGGTAGATTCTCTTATACTTCAACTAACGGATTTATGTTTAAATGGTATCCATTACCTCATATAGTCTATGTCCATCAATTACAAAATCTGTATTTTGCTTTAATGAATGAAGAATTGGAGGTTAAAGGTGAAAAATAGATCGATAGCACTATTCATGGGATATACAGAGCGATTTGAAGAAAAAGATACGTCTTTTGTTTTCAATAGCGGGACTGCACAATGTTGGACAGATTGCATAGTGTATGATCATAAAAAGCGCCTAAGTAAACTCAATTTAAATTACGATAAGGATTGGAACGAGTTGATGCCTGTAGTTGAGGAAATATAGTCTTTAGGGTTTCCTGTATTGATTAGTTATAAATGTTGCTCTATATTACTCGGAGACGATATAACAGCCCATTGTACTGCTCAGTATAATAATAGCAAAATAGACATGGTTTACGAAGCGGTAATTAAATTCATTGAATGGTATAAAAAGTAATAGCCAGAAAAAATATAAAGACAAAATCCATAAGGCAATAACGCTAGGTGGTAGCATCAAATAATATGCTTAATAGGGGATTGGCGTGTCGCTGATCGGAAGTCTACTCTTAACCGATTGGGCTTTTTTATTTACTCCCACTCAAGTCAACCGCGCCATAATCCAAAACATTGCCTTCTTCATAAAACACTGCGTCATCTACATACACCTGTGCATGGCGTAAACGGTGCTTACCTGTTTTAATATTGAACGTACCAGACAGGAATAAATAAGCGCCTACAAGCCTGTCAATAGTGAGCAAAGTGTTAATGTCAACCGTAGCGCCAAAATACCCATAGTTACGAACATACAACGCTTCAAACACCATGTATGGTTTCTGGTGTTGCCTTAGCTCTGAATTAGCAATAACTTGTAATAAGGTCTTAGTTTCCGTCAAACCCGCTCTACTCCATGTAGTAGGAGGCGTAATCACAGTAGCCGAACCAATGCTGATCTGCGAGGTACGCTCTGAATTAGTCTCATCACCATGTAATATCACTATCGGGCCACGACGATAAGTCTGAAATGATCGAGAGGTTTGTCTTGTAAATACGCCTATCGCTGGTTCAGCTTGTGGTGTAGATACAGGAGACACCTTGACATTATTGAAGCTGGTTATGAACTGATCGCCGGCGCTTACATTAAGCATTCTAAGTCCTATCTTTAAATCCCAATCATCTTCTTTAGGATCAACGCTGAACGTAACAGTAATCTGGTTTTCAAAGTCCCCACGATGATACATAATATCATAGGTTACAGGTGTCGCAGTCCATCCGAACGGGTTATAGTATTCAGAATTGGTAACATCTAATACCTGAACGCCTAAATAGATTGGTGTATTATCTAAGAAATAAGCCGCTGCATCTGGAGCAAACATTTCAAAACTGATCTGTACCCTTTGACCGCCCTGAACCTGGATGCCCGTAATGTTGCGTAAGAACGAACTAGGTACGGTGTTCGCTACAATCTTTGGATAGAAGTCACCTGTCGGACCATCTTCGCCAATACGTTCAACCCGAACAACGGACATGCTTCCTATAATCTCCCAACCTTCTGGCACCGCGTCTAAAACATCCCAATCGTCAAAGTCTCCGTTTTCAACTTCACTGGATGGATACCCGTATTTATAGTATGACATAGATGAAGCAATACCCTTAATAATCCTCTGTCCCGCTTCGGTAGGAATGATATCACGATACTGTTCTCCTACTGTCATTAGGCTACCCAAAGCAGAACTCCCGCCATCTGGTTCGCCAATATCATTGAAGTTCCAAATAGTTACATTCCCCCTAGATTTTTCCAGCACATTCACAATCTGCCATTTGCCGTTCCATTGATGAAGTCTGGCCGAATACCTATTTAGTATCGATTCTAAAACCTCTTTACAAGTTAACGGTATATCCTTATCATCAACAAATGCCTCGCGGTTAATAAACGTTTGCTCAATAGGACTATCCGAGGTATCCATATTTTCCTCATAGGTATTACAGGCAACGCCAATCGGTAATTGTAAGCCGGTTTTGTTAAGTATTGTCGCAACTATTCGGATGTCATTTTCAAAGCCTTTAAACGGTCTGCCGGAAGTATTCTGAAACGGCACATCTGTAAGCATCCCTATCCTGTCAGTACATCTAATGGTGATCGGATAAGGCTTGCTTTGATAAGGCTCGTAGCAGTTGTCAGGAATGATAAATGCCTGATGGTTATAGTAACCTTGCAGTATTACCCACCATTCCGCTTCATCTGTTGCGTATAAGTCGGCTAACTCAAATCCTTCATAAGCCACTAAGTTTAATGTAATGCCAGAGCCGTTAATCTGGTTCATTTTATATTCTCCTGAGTCTGGGTATTCAATCACTATCGGGTTGTCTCCTGAGAATTGAATTGGTCTTAAAGACGGCGCTATACTCCCCTCACGAACACGGCGGTAAATCTGGCATTCCGTTGTATTTCCGTAATCATCACATAAATCTCCGCCATACCATTGCTGGTATTCAAACTCTGCATTTGGCGGATTAGGATCATCAATAATGATTGTTTCAGCAATAACAGCAAATGGGCTGTTTAGACTTGCATTGATCACATACCTTACCGTTCCATCTGGGTTATCAAAATTACCTATCAGTGACCCGCTTATTCTGCCACGTTGCAACTCATCAACGCTGGATAAGCTCGAAGAACCAGAATACACAACTTCAAATTCATCAGTAGTCGGATCTAGGTAAATATCGTAAACCTCATTCACTCCAGCAAAGTCCGGCGATGGGAACTCAAAGTGATCTATGAATATTAGGCTTTCATCCGTTGGAGTATCGAACGCTGGGATGTTAAACAATTTGGCTTGTGTGCATCCGTTGTCATCTAAGGCGTAACCGTTATAACTTCCTGGCGCTAGTCCAGTGAATACATTGCCAGATACATATCCACTCCCAATAGAATATAGTATCGGTGGAAACGAACTACTTGAAACTAACGTAGCCGTTCCGTCATTAGCATCTAAAGCCGTTTCTGCAGTTACACTAACAGTTAATGTCAAATCACAATCAGGCGGCGGAGGATCAAGTGGTGCCTCTGCTGATCCTGTATAAGCAAATGGCGAAATTAATGAGGCGTATATCTTATAGCTATTTGTATCAGTTGAGTTGTTGATCTGGGTTATTAAGCTATTATCAGCGCGCCCGCGTTGAGTTGAATCTAATGAACTTAGCCCGCTTGCACCTTCATAAGTGTACGTGATCGCTAAGGAAATATTATTAAAGAACAATTCATATATTTCAGTAACGCCACTTACGTCTGGTGAAGGAAACTCGATACGGTCAACAAATATTAATGCCATGATGTAAATATAGGGAATTGATTTGGGGAAATATAATTTACGGAAACCCGTAAGAGATTAATAAAGTATTGTATTACCTTTGATTTATACATTCATTTATAAATTTATTAACTATGTTTATTTTAAGAAAATTAATGACTAGTGGTATTTGGGATAATACCATTTTAGGCCAACATTATCAACTCGTTTTAAAGAGCCTGTCACCAGAACATTTTGAAGAATTGTTAAAAATAGAGCCTTACTTTGGTTCTGAGCGAGATAAAATATTCGCTATTATTTTACATGAAAGCGGTAGTAAGTCTATTGCATTGTTCAATGGTAAAGACTACTATATTATGCTTTCAGACGGTACAACGTTCGAAAAACTAACAGAGAAAGAACAATAAGATTGATAGACCGTAGCCCGACTGTCGTGAGATAGGCGGGCTTTTACGTTCTCCCCAACCTCTCTGATGTCCTTCTATAAACTGTTACTATTGCTTCTCCCTCAATCTTGTTTTCCGCTATAAACACTATTGGCTGTAAATCCCCTCCCATAGCCCTGATGTTACCACCATTTGGCATTGATCTACCTGATCCTGCGTAGCTATTCATTGCTCCTAATCCAGTCGCTAATGCTGATCTGATAGACTTAGCAATCATGCCGTTTAGCTTATCCAATGGCGCTACGACTTCGGGGTTATTGCTTGCTCCAGCGTATTCACCTATAAGCGCATTGGTAGGACCAGAAACTACACCTCCATTTGCGAATGCTGTTCGTTTTGGTGTGCTGTCTGACTTATTTCCAGACGAGAATCCGTTAATAGCCCCTGCGGCTACTTTCAAGGCTATACCCGCCGCTATTGCTGCTGCTCCTGCGAATATACCAGCGCCTGGAACCGCTACGGCTAAATCCAGTTTGCCTTTAAGAACTGCGGCTGCCCCGTATTTGATTAGTAAGTCCCCGAACTCAGATAAGAAGCCACCGAACGCATCTAAGATGCTAGACCCTAATGCTTCAATCAGATTGCCGCCAGTCGCCAATGCTTCGCCTATTGATTCACCTATACCACTAACAGTTGATAGAAATCCGTCGCTGATTAGGCTATTAAAGTCAGCATTAAACTTAGCTGTTGCGGTAAGAATCGCTTTGTAATCCTCTGGCAATCGAACAGCAAGGTTTTTAATGCCTTGCCCAGCCTTACCTATTAAACTCCCCCCAAGCGGGCCTAAGTCTGGCTTCTTTTCTTGGTATGCTCCACTATCACGTAACTGATTAAATCTAACCTGTTGCTTTATCAATTCCTGAATAGCTGCTGATTCTGGTTTGTAGCCCAAATCAATCAGTTCATTGATCGCCTTTTGGTAAGCATCTACCTTTTTAGTATCACGTTGAGAAAATGTATCCCCTAATTGTACATCGGTTTTAATTAAGTCTAATTGCAACTCTTTTAATACCTCAGACAAAGTTTTTATTTTCTTTTCTCTTTTGTCTTTCTCAGCAGGTAAGTCAGCTAAATCAGCACCTTTTATTACTTGTTTAGTGACCTCCTCACGCAGCCTAAGATTTCTTTCTTCTAATAGATTCGTGTCTGTTAATAACCCATTTATCTCTTTTTGGATTTCCTTTTGTAGTTGGATAAACCTCAATGGAGCTGCAGCTGCCTCACCTCTTATACCTGCCGTTTCTCTATCGCCAACGTTAGATTTAGATTGTTCTAGTCTTTTTTCGGCTAATACTTGTTGATTTGCGGCGGCTGCTAGGTTTTTTCTTAGTTCAAGGAGTTTTTCATCATTCTCTAACTGTCTGGTTGAGTTCTTAGCTATAATACCCTCCGCCGCCCTAGCTCGTGCCGTAGCGAGTATTTGATTTGATAAATCATAGTACTGTTGCTGTGCTTTACCAACTAAGATAGACTCATCTGATAAGTTTTTGAAGTAAGCAGGGTATTGACGTTGCAAAGCATCTACTGCATCTTTACGCTGTTTAAGTGAAATATTAGTATTTGTTGCAACGGAATATAGAGACCGTAAAGAAATCAATTCTTTTTGAGCTGAATCTATACCCTTAAATTGTGCCTTTTGCACATCTTCTAAAGTATCTACAAACTCTTTAGCTTCTTCCTTTGCCGACTTAACTGATCCAGTCCACGCACGGAATCCCATTTGAGCAAACGTCAATGCGGCGGTAATTAAAGACAACGCAACACCTATACCAGCAGGGCCGACTAGTGATTGACCCAATGCACGTAAAGCGGCAGCATTACTGCCAGATTCTACGCGTAGACGCTGGAATGACTCAAGTAATGGATTAAGGTTGTTCTGAATGCCTATAAAACCGAAGGGCGCATCCTGAGCAACACGGCCTAAGTTAGTCAAAGCAAAAGCCGCTTGATTTGACCCAACCCTTACGCCCTGCCCCATAGCTGCAGCACTCGCTCCAGCCCTTGCTAAATCACGTGTAATCTGGCTACTGGCCGTATTGATAGACCGAACAGCCCTTACACCAATATTCTGCTGAATGTTAGTACTGAGCAAAGCGAAACTGCGATCTAATCCGGTAGTAGCAGCATTTGCTTCTCTATAAAATCTTTGAGTAGCCGCTTGACCCTGATTTAACCCGCTAACAAGACCGCCGACACCCGCTGTCAGCTCTACATTAATTATTCCGTCCATCGTTGTTCTCTATTTTACTTTTAATCCAGCCTTGTAGCATCTTGTTAACCTTATTCTTAGTAAGCCCTTTTTGTTCCTTCTGTTTTACCGCTCCAGACCTCGTAGGCCAAATGTCATCAATGGTATATTTAGCTGCAGTCTTTTTATCGGCACTCATTGCAAAGTTGATATAGGCTAATCTCCTAAAGTTCGATTCTTCCTCATCCCTAGCCCTAACATAGCCCTTGCATTTTAATTCAAACTGAAATGGGGTTAAGGCGGCAAATTCAGCAACACTTAACCCCATACATCCGTAGGCCAACTCCTGTAATTTATTAAACTCAGCTACGGGATCATATTTCCTAGGCCTTCCAACTTTTTTTTTAATTCTTCGGATTTAGCTATAAAGGCTTTACCAAATTTACTTGCTTCGTATACCTCCTGCAACTTCATAGACTGCTCAACGTAATCATCCTGATTTGATAACGCTTCTAACAGATCATAGGCAAAAGAATATTCAGGCGCTACATTCTCATTACGCATAGCCTCACCGAACAAGCCGCCATAGATCATATCCTGCAATACCTTTACATTGTTGGGGCTTGCAGTGTGTCCGGTAACCCTTCTCTCAAACTCAGCGCAACCAAGCATACCAAAACGCAAAGTATGTTCGCCTTTCAGTTCACCATCGTGAATAGTTATAACAGCAATTCCGTTCATATTAAACTGCTGGAGTGATAAATGGTTTGCCTATACCTGTAAACGTAGCTGTAAATGAATAGGCCTCCTGGTTAGGTGCAGTTTCAGAATAAGCTGAAATTCTTACTTTACCCTCTCTAACTACGGTATTACCCGAATCAGTCATTCTCATAAAGAATATTTGCTTATCTAAGGCTAGATCGATCAATGTTTGATAGTTAGCCATAGTTGCTGCTTCTCCAGATTCTAACGATACCGCTTGACCGTCAGCAGAGAAACTCCATGTACCCATGCCGGAAAGTGATGTTCCCCAACCCTCATCACACTTATTTGAAGTGGATTGCTCCGCTAAAGAAATCTCGATGCCGTTAGTTACAAGACACGCGATCAAGCGATAGTTGGCGTCCGTTCCACGATCAGCAGTTAAGGCGGTAGTAGTATCTACTTCCAGAATAAAATCAGTGCCTTGTAAATTTGTCATTTTGTATATTATTTAAGTTCATGCAAGGTAATAATATTGTTACAAACATACAATAGTTATTTTCGTAACCGAAATGTTGCAAAAAGTTATTTTGGGAATAGGTATGTTTGGGGTATGAAATTCACTGAACTAGAACAAGGCAAAGTTGCATTGATAATGCAAACAGATAACGGAGACATAGTGCAATTAGGTTTAACACCAAATCAAAGCGATATGCTTAATGCGTTTGTTGCCGCTATGAGTAAAGAGGAAAAACTAGTTCAATTGCCTAAAGATTTTAATTTAACGCTTAAAAATAAATAATAATATGATACCAACAATCGGCGCACTAGTAAGCTTATTAGCTGTACTCATTATGTGCAAAGCACTAAGCGAACATCTTAAACAAATCCGAAACTTACAGGATCGTGTATTCCAGTTAGAGAATCAGCATAGTTCAGTAGAACATAGGAAAGAAGAGAAACCAAAAGTTAAACCGTTACCAGAGAAGTATAGAGTATGAACGAGAAAGAGTTTTTAAATAAAATGAGTATGATAGACTGGATTAATAAAAATATTACTCCTATTCAAATCGTATCAATAACAACTTCGTATAATCACAAAATGAATAGCTCAGAATTGTGGACTTTGTTTTATTACGATATTAAAACAAAAATCACAGATACTGCAACTGGAATAACAATAAATCCGACTGAATAGACCAATGTCTTGTAGGCTGGTGAAAATCAAAACTTAGTTTTTGAGCCTTAGTTTTTAACTAGGGCTTTTTGTTGTTTAACCCATTCCTCCCTTTGCCAAATCACCTTCTTTATACAGAACGCGCAACACTTACGGGGGAATGGGTACTTAACCTCAGCCATTTTTTCTAATTCTGGCTTACCCATGCTATAAAAGTCATGTTATGTACCCACACGAAGTTAACGTCTGTCTGGTATGGGATGTTTCTACTTGATTCCAATGTACTTCTCCACATCTGAAACGGTTCTGGCATAACTATACTAGTACCTAGATTCGTTGCAGTAAACAGCTTATCACAAACCAATTCACTTATTTGCTCTGCTATCCAACTCCCCCCTGATCCAATCGGGAACAATGTATTAATCTGCACCTGTATTGAAGTCTGATCTGTTCGCCTGCACTTAGCTGACATATCGTTAGCCGTTTGATTCTGGATGATAATATAGGCTTCTACATCTACATTGCCGATTGTTAAGTTTGCTTTGCCAGGATTAGCTACCTCTTCCCAAACAGGGATAGCTTCTCCCTCGAACGTTATACCCTGCAACGCCTGTACGAATGCGGTTCTGACTCCTAGTGTTACTGATTTCATAAGGTAAATGTAACGATTGTATTACATATAGTGAAATGTTGGGGTTAAGTGGTATGTTTGGTTTCACTTAAAATAACAAATATGGATATAAGACTAGGAAGCAAAGTAAAATGCATTGTTTCTGGATACGAAGGAATTGCAACCGCAGAAATAAAGTATCTAAATGGATGTAAACAGTATTGTGTTGCAGGTAAAAGCATCGACAATAAAGCAGGAGAAACCCTTTACATTGATCATTCCCAATTAGAAATAATTGACGATGGAATAAAGGTAGTGCAAAAAGATACTGGAGGCCCAAATCAATACCAGCCGCATTAAATATACATCAGCCTCACTTTGGTGGGGCTTTTTTACACCCGAATATTCCTAAACACCTCTTTCAACTCTTTCTGAAATATCACTGAGTACTTCATGAATGCTGGTAGTAAAAAAGGGCGGCCAATGATCGTGCCTCGCCCATTGATATAGTATCTCCTAGCTATTTCTCTCCATCGAGCTGGGACGGTACTTAGGTATCTTGCGGCGCTCTGACCTGTTCCAAATTCCACCCACGCAGCTATATCTCCCGCCGACCTTTCAACGAACACCCTGCCTGTATAACCGCTATTACTAATTCTATATCCTATTGCCTGACTAATAGGAGTCCATCTGCCATTACGTATATCTGATTCACTAACAGCTCCGTGTTCGGTCTGTATTCTTTCGCCTGGACCTGGCGCATTACGTATAGCTTCCATTTCCAGATCACCCGTATTAACCTCAACGATCTCTTTAACCCGTAATTGTACGGCCTGAGACAATCTATTTAAATCTACTGTGCTGGTTACTCTTGACATTGTATCTTACTCTCCCCCCTGCGGTCTATTATTCCAAATCGCTTTGAACGACACCCATTCTTTATAAGGATAATCCAACGGCGCACTTGTAATCTTCAATACTCCACCTCGATACTTAATAATCATTTCAGGGGTTATAGTCTTATCCTTCCTATACCGAACTAGAAAACTAAAACCATCCTTTAACATTTCCTGATTAGCTTCTAAAGTCTGATTGCTACCCAATGGAGTTACTTTAGCGAAAGTAGACCAATATAACGTCTCAGTAGGAATAGTCCCGCCTGAACCGTTAGAAGCGTTCATAATTCGGTATATTTCTATCTTCTGGTTAAGTTCGCCTGAGTTTATTTTTTTCATAGAACTAGGTTTCGGGAATATTTATTGGCCATTCTTAATGCTTCGGTAGATACGATTTCATTAGTAGGCATTCCAAAGTTTTTGATAGTATAATCAGCCTGAGTCATTATCGCGTTCTTTAGTGATACCGGGATGTTTTCAGAATATCCAGTTTCGTAAACGCATTTATATACCTCTCTCTCGATCCCGTATTCGGGTATAAGCGGCGTGAACTCTGCAGTCCCGAATATCTCTGAGTAAAACCAATTACCAGCAACAGTATGACAGCCTTTAATTCCGATGGATTTAGCCTGAAAAGAATCTTCGTAATATTCATCAGTAGTCAATACGGTTCCATCTGCCTTAGTAACAGAGATAATATCTCCAGTAGGCGAAAAAGGTAATTCGATCTTATCACCATACCATTGCAATTCCAGCTTTTTAACAGCCATACCGATATTTGTATGCTGCTCTAACAATTCCCTGGCGGCGGTTATCTGAGCTAATAACTGCTGATCATCCATTGCGTAATCATCATCAATCCTAGACCAAGCCTTTTGCATAGCTAATGTTACTGGCTCATCTTCTGGCAGCACATCTGTGATAATTCTAATTTGATAACTCATATGGTAAAGGTAGTGAAAATGTTACAAAAGACAATAGGTAGGTTTTGTATATTTGGGGTATGGAAACAATATATAATATATGCCTGGTTTTATTTCCTTTATCTGGAATATGCGGAGGTTATTTTCATTTCATTCTTTTTATGCACTTCGCAAATAAGGAACCAAATTGGCTTTACACAACCTTTATAATAAATATATGTGTAACCGCTTTTAGCGGTATGTATATTCTATACATTTATAATTTATACCTATAACAAAAAATCCCCCCGTTTCACAACGAGAGGATTAAACTAACAATCTATGAAAACACCTAATCTTCTTTAGGCACAAACTTCTTAGCGATCTTTTGATCGATAAGCGCCTGACCCTTTACCTTTGCAGGGTTAATAACCTGCCCAATTTTGTAGAACTGTGTTTGTTGAATAATCTCAACTTTCAGCCTGTCGTTGTATTTAATTTTAGTGCCTTTTTCTGCGTTTTCCTTCAACATCTTTTTAGAGCTGAATGTCGCATCAAATTCCTCGTTGCGTTTAACGCTAGGGGAATCGTTTTCGTTCTGTTTTGCCATAATCTATTTTCTGTAAAGTAAATACTTGTTATGAGTGCTGACCGATGTTCCTGTAGTAGCGGTTATAATCTTCCACCGTAATGCAGGGTTGTTCGTCAATGGAACCGTAACCACTGCGCTCGCATCTGTTAGCGTGTACGTGTTATAGGTAAACCATTTCTCCGATCCTAAGTTAGTTAATTTATATTGCAAAGTAATAGTACCTGCAACAGTACCGGAAACTTTTGTAATATCGTACTTAAACGTAACAGCAGAACGAGAACCGCCGATGCTTACCAGAACCGAATCTGTTTGAGCATTAGTCATTGTTTTATTCAACTGGACAGACCCAGCGAAATCACCACTGTTCTGAGCTTGAGTAAACAATACTCCGAACGTTAGCGTAATTAATAGTAATATTTTTTTCATTTTCTTTAGTTATTTAAAGGAATGGGGGCGATCTTTCGAATACCCCCAGAACCCAGATTACAGACTATACCTCAGAAGAAATATCAGTTAATACACTTGAAATCTCATCGTACAGGATCGAACCAGCATAAGCAGGATTGATATACGTTCCTAAGAACGCCTCAAGTTTACGAGACACTAAGTTTTTAGAGAAATCATCGTTCTCATAACCTTCATCGTATTGTACGTTTTCGGCCATTACAACGTTAAACCTTCTCAATTCACCGATCAAGATTCCGTCATCATCGATTTTATTGCTAAACACGATTTGAACAGAACCAACTTTACGGCCATCAGGAGTAACAAACGGAGGCGTAATATAACGTCCTTCTGCGTCTTTAATACCCATCATTTTAGCTTCCCAAACAGTATTCAATACAGCGGTTAACTGTCCTTTAAAGTTTGATAAACGGATACGTGATGCCATTGCGTTGATAACATCATAGATATTCGCGAATGTATAGTATCCAGCTAATTGAGGTGGCACGATGAACGCAGCAGCAGATTGCTCTAATCCTGCATACTGAGTAGCAGAAGCCACGCTAGATAGCAAGTTATCATCAATCTTTTGCTCAACCAATTCGTAAGCATGCTCCAGGAAATCTGAAACAACAGCCGGAGCATGGTTCATTAAACGTTTAGTAAATTTCCACCTAACAGCAACCTCAAATATTGCGGCTTTGTATGTGGCCCATTCAGCATCAGCCAATGGTTTCAATGCGCCCTCAGCGATAAACTCAGCGTCTCCCTCTTCGTTTACACGAGCAGTGTACCAGATACTTTCAGTCCCAGGCTGGTTACGTACAGTTACCAATGGAAGGATAATGTTTTCTGGTTTTGGAACGTGACCGATCTCAGTGTCTATAAAGTTACCGAACAATGGTGAGAAACCTCCAGCTACGTTTGGTGTAACGTTGGCGGTTGTCATCAATGCAGGTGCTTTTACCGTGAATGATGCTTGATAGTTACGATTAGCTGAAATACCTGAGTCTTTCTTCTCATCATAAGTACCAGGGTTTTCGCTGATGTTTTTCTCAACAAATTCAACATATGATCCTTTTTTAGAACCATTGATGCCACCATCCTTAACCATTTTAGCTAAGTTGTCGTGTTGCTCTTGTAAAGCCTTAACAATGGTTTTTAGCGCTTTTTCTTCTCCGTCGAAATCCTCAACAGTGATAGTTTTCACTAACTCTTTTGCGATTGCTTCGATGATAGATTTAGCTTCCTCAGAACCTAACTCAGCTTTTAAGAATGCTGGTAAAGCGTCTTTTGCGGCTTTCATAGCTGTGTCTTTTACAAACTTTTCTGCCGCTTCTTTCTTTTGAGCTTCGGTTAATTCACCTTCACCGCCTCCGTTTGGAGATAGTTTAGCTCTGAAAAAACTTGATGCCGATGCAGAACCCGCTCCCATAATAGGGATAAATACTTTTTTCATTTTCGTTTTAATTTAAATAATCTAACATTGTGTTACCTTTTGGGGATATATAATCGTCCCACACCGATTTAGACTGCTCAAAAGGCGGGTCTTGCTTTTCAGAAGTGTTCATGTCGGCTTCTGATAATATAATACTTGTTGCAGAATTAGATCCGCCAGCTATAACTAAGCTACCTTCTCTGTATATTCCCAATTCTTCTACTCCCCAAAAATAGCCATTTTCATAGGCTTCTGTTTTGTTAGCGATAGACTCAACACGACTATCGAAATAGGCTTTGTTTTCGGCTAAATCTTTGTCTGTTGAATTAGCGGCTAACTTTATCTTATGATAAACCATGCGGATAGAGTTCTCGAAATCTGCTTTTTTTGCTTCAATAGCCTCTAATACGTCTGGTCTAACATTGTTTTTAGCAATCTCAAATACTAACCCTTCTGTTTCTCCGTAATAATCTTTGCCCACTAATGCCCAATCTAACATAGCGGTAAACATATTTACATCTTTAGGCCACGCAGCAACATTAGCGAAATCTAACTTATGATCTAATGCATAGTACACCTTTCCTTGCTGCTCGTTTTTGGTCTTAGTGAAACATCCGTCAAAATGAACATCTTTATGGCTATCCATAAATCGTGTAGTACTGATCACCGGATAAATAAAGCCATCTTTAACATCAAAGTTTGCCTTTACAGTAGATGACATTTTACTTGCATCAAGATTTAGAAAGCTAAATTGCCCTTTAATACGGCCCTCGTATATTTGAGCCTTCTTTAAGCCAATGAGTTTATCCTCATTGCTTTTGAGTTCTTTGAACATTGCTTCTTTTGTAGCAAATTCACGATCAGGAAATTCAACACATTTAAATACCATTATTTACAGATTGGCTTTTTATTAATGTACTTCTGCTTTTCCTCGATTGCATTTTTTAACTTAGGATCTTTAACAACTTGTTTAGTCTCCTGCAATTCCTTTTCTGATGCTTTCGATTTATCGCTCATAATGTATCATTAATGTTACAATAATCAAATATAGTGATTAAATCGGAATTGCAAATTAAATTTAACTAGCTCCAACTAATTTTCCGTTAACTATACGCCCTTGCTTAACATATGCGTTGTAGCGGATAGAAGACATTATGCTCTGTGTACATCTGCAGTTTATGACCTCATCCGCAGATAGGCTAATATCTCCAGGGCGTAAAGCTTGTTCGCCACCAACAGTAAAATAGTCGTCAATACCAATTATTGTATCATTTACAGCTAAGTGTGTCGGTCTCTCGCCAGTAACCCGTCCTAACCAAACCTTATACCCTTCTTCTCCTGACTGATTTATCCATGACCTTGCGCCGATTTCTTTACCTAAGTTAGATGTCCTTGTGGCTTCGGTTCTTGAGATGGTAAGCGAACGTTTTTGCAATACATCTTTGATCTTAGTTAAAAAGAAGCGCAATCTACCTTCTCTATCTATCTCCAATACACCTGTTTCCCCTAATGCTTGCTCAATTATTGATCTAGTCCGATCATTCAATTCTCGTTCAATCTGATAAGTATATGTCAATGCGTAATCGCGTAATATTCCAGTCCATATATCTACCAAAAACTCTATGGCGCTTGCTTTTTCTTGTGCTTGACCATCTAACGTTCTTTGTCTGTAAAACTCTTTGCGGGCCGACTTCATACCGATAAGGTTAAAAGCGTTTTGATAAGTTGAACGCCAAACATCTGTTTTTAACAGAATTTCATATGGTACACCATCAACGCCGTATTGATTAACCCAATCTATTATGGGTTGTACCGATGTGGCTAATGCTTTACGGAATAACGGGAGCAATTGTTTCTCAGCCGTTCTATGAAACTTAGCATAATCTATTCGCTCCTGATCAAACTCGTTCATTGTTCTGGTTCTATTCCGTTTATCTTCAATTCAGTATCCAGTTCGCTAGTATCTTGACCCATTATAAACCCTGCTTCCATACCAGCGTTAAACGCTTCCATAATCAATGATGCATCTAATTCGATCATAATTCTGTTATCGGGTTATCACTACCAGGATTAGGCACATCGCCAAAAGGGTCTATAACATCTTTCAACTGCATAAGCCCCGATGCTACCAATATAGCACCTCCCTCAGCGCCTCCAATCTGATCATAACCAAATATAGCACGCCTTTCATCCTCTGTTAACGATGGAGTTCCATAAACCTCTTTCATTAACTTTAAGTCTGGTGCAAGCTCTGTAAATTCAGTCAAATCGTGACAGGCAATTACACCTTTCCACCATTGCTGAATGATCTGAGTTAACTTCTGATCGAACTTTCGTAACTCTGAAATGATCAGGTTTGTTACTAACGCCTTGTATCCTGCTATTATGCTATTCTCACTTGATTTAGATGCAACAGGGGTAAGCGCCCACGGAATGCCCATGATAGCAAATATATTCTGCCAATCAGATTCTTGTGATAAGTTTAACTCTAATTCTGCAGCCGTATCACCATATGCCTGTACGTTTACATAGCCATTAGTCATTAACATACGTTGATTATTCCTTGCGCCTACCATATCTTTATCGATAGTGGCCTGCATCAATTCTTTTTGCTCTTTCGTCCATTTACCCACCATTTTACCGTCGGTATTCAAATCTGCATCTGAACTAAATAGAGTGCCACGCCCACCGTTAATAAATGCGGCTCCCTTAGCCTCTGAATTGGCCTGGTTGAGACCTATATCCATCCCTGCAATTACATCAACACCTAAACCCTTTAAATCGCTTAAATTTGGGTTCCAATGTTTAAGGTGTAATATCTGTGATTTAGGTATTTCAATCCAATCTCCATTCCAACAAGTATATCTGTAACTAACAATCGTATCGAATCTGTCATTTGATCTTATCGCTGTTATCCTGTTTCTGTTTAATGAATGAACCCGATAAGGCTGTGTATTCCTGGTCAATTCTGAATCCATAGATTCAAAGAACAAGAAACCGTCTCCGAATCCGTAGTTATGCCAAAAGTCCACCATTAACTCAATACCCGATTGGTAAGTGTTAGGTGTGTCGAATAACTTATTCAAATCATGATCAGCCAATTCATCTAAAGACTTCGCTTTTAATGCCGCTCTTTGCTCGTTCGATATTGCTTTAGAATAGTACTTTTCGAATTTCTGACCCGACTTCGGCTTGGCTTTATTGAAATTTAACTTAACCTCTGTTAATTTCCTTACCAAAAGGTTTTGGCCCGTGTAGAATATTTTATTCCGGTAAGCGGACATGCCAGAGGTTGAATAACTGAATCCACCACCTGATAGAATCTGTATGCCAGCACCGTAGTAAGGATAAGACTCCGAAAAAGATTTAATTACGGGACTTAACGCCGCTACTGCAATTCCCTTTAAGTACTGTTTTATTTGCATAAATCAAATGTAACAATAAATTTACAAATGCAAAGGGTTAGAACCATTCGAAGTCTTCGCTATCTCTCGGTGCTAATTCAAATACCATCCTCATCATCAATACATCTGACATATCTGGAGACCGGCCTATCATTTCTTTTACGGTGTCTTTGCCTATTACTTTTTTCTTACCGTCCTTATCCATATCCTTTTGCTTAACCTGCTCAAGCTCCTCAATGATATCAGCGATTATCTCACTATTTCTAATTGGAGCTATAAATAATTCATTGGCCCGAACTATATCTGCTAACTTAAAATAGCATTGTGATTTAAGATTATCGAAGTTCTCACCGTATTTAGGGCTAGAGTTATTTACAAAGCCTTTACACCCTATTAGTTGATCAACTACACCGCCACCGACACCATCCTCATCTACTACAATATTTGACATAGGAACCCCGTATTCATTGGCTAATTCTGATATTTCCCTTGCAACCCATGTAGTTGGTTTCTTTTCCAGAATAACCAGCTTAACCAATCTTAACCCGTCCCACAAAGCAATTACCGTTTTATCATTACCGAACCTTGCAACATCTGCAGATATATATTTTTGCCCGGTTCTAACGAATGTGTTTGTGAATATGTTGTTTATGTGGTCAATAGTCATTAACGCGCTAGGATCATCGTCATATTCCCAATTACCGTAATACAAACGCTCTTTACTATTCTTATCCATCCTAAGAAGGGATTGCAAGTAAGTAGGGTGTAAGTGCGGGTTATCCGTTGGTAATGCCTGTATAAATTTCCTATACTCTGGTAAGTTACCATCTTTTGATGGCTTATAGAAGTTAGAATAAGTCCAATTCTTTGCTGGGTTACAAGTTCCTAACATCTTAGGCATCATATCAAATTCAGTCAGTTTATACCTGATCCTGGACTTAACAATCTGCCACGCTTTAAATACAACTTGGTTACACTCATCCACAACTGCACCAGTTATCTCTAGTGAACCCAAACTATCAAAATTTGGATCAGAAGGGTATAGAAATAAATCTTTCAGTAGAATATCGCTGCCATTTTTCCAGTGAACTATATTTTCTTGAGCATTAAACTTGAACTGATCTGATATTTTTAGTTTAGATGATAACTCAAAAAAAGTGTTTAGCGTTGTTTCTTTTAGTGTCTTTAACTTAGATCGGCCCATCAACCAGCGACTACCCTTGTATTTCTGGCACTTTTCGATAAGGTGCAAGCAATCTAAGGCCGACTTGCCCCCACCAGCAGCGCCGCCATAAAGTATCTCCTCTGTTACCTTGTCGTTAAGGTAATAAACAGCATGGTTTTGTTTATTCAGGAGCTGCATTCGGATCTACTCCCCCGCCTAGATTGATGATGTTAGTTGTTTCTGGTTTAGATTGGTTGTTATCCTTCTCGAATACACCCGCAATTTTACCCAGCATTTCAGTAGCTTTGTTAGCGCCAGAACTATCAAATTTATACTCTCCAGATTCCATCCAGCCACCATCCCCGTCAGGTATCATTACTGGCTCAGCTTGAACACATCTGTCAGATATATTCTTAAATCTTTCAACAATCCATTCTTTAGTGATGCCAGCCTTTTGAGTGTATTCAGCCCTTAGTTTTGTTAGATATTCCTGTATATCGTCCCTCTGCAATAATTGCCAGCCTTGTTGTTTTGCTGTGTCCTCAGAAAAACCAGCGTAAATAGCTGATTCTTTGGCATTTAAAGTCTCAAAATATTTATCCGTAAATCTTTTATGGTTTTCCTGCATGGTAAAGATTGGTAAAGTTCAAATATAGTTATTTATTCTTCAAATCGTTAATAGCCTGTTGCATTATCTGTGGGCGGCCGTACCTTTCAACATACCATATCAAGAAATCCTCGAATGTCTTGAATATAACATATATCCCTCCATTTCGTTCTATATCCTGCTGGTACTTCTTTTGATCAGCCTTTTGGGTATCCTTACCGAATTTTATTTCAGCAGTAATAAGCGAACCTTTAATCAGCAGCTTCATGTCTGATGACCCCTTCCTGCTGGTCGAAGTTACGAATTTTTCTTTAGATACCGTTAGCCTTCCATTAGGCGTATCCTTGTAAGTAGCTCCCATTAACCTACCTTGAGTTTTGGTACGCTCGGCATGGAACCCAACTATCCTGGCAAACCGTTCTATTGCTTTCTCAATATCGTTTGCATTCTTCTCTGTGTACTTAGTTCCGACTACGTATTGAGGTGGTATTGAAGGAGCATCTAAGCGGCGTTGGATAGCGTCCATTTGGGAAAGTACTTGGAGGGCGGATATTTTCTTTTTAGGCATATAATTATAGTTTTTAAGTATGTGCATTTTTTGCACTAACTGATAAGTAGTAGATTACACTAATACCTGATTATTCTAACTTTTAAACCTTTTCCTTTTGCATAATCTATCATATTCTTAGTGCCATGACTTTTACCATCCCAAAAAGCAACTAAAGCATCAGCATATTCAGCCATTTGTCTATTGCGTTTTGGCCCTGCGGACTTACCATGTGTATTCCAATCAGCAGGAAACTTAGTTAGCTTACAGTGTCTATAAGTAGTAGCATATTTTTCACCGATATAATCAGCACCATATTTTCTACCTGTTTTAGGGTCAGTAGTACATTGCCCACCTGAAACAATCTCTACAGTTTCTCCTTTATCGATAAGAAGTCTATCCAATTCTTCAAAAGCCAACCTCATATCTTTAAAAGTTCTACCTCCAGCAACTATAACCTTGAATGTTTCCATCTTAAAATAATCTATTATTTTTCCCTTGATAAACTTCATTCCAGTATTTACAGTCACCTTGACCAACACCCCATATAAACGCTCTAAGCAAAGCAGATTGTAATGATGGGACTATGTCAAGCGGATTGCAATAAGGTGTTATAGCCATGTTTCTTTTAGCCATTATCCGTGATTCTTCTGGTAGATCATCGATCCAATTTATTATTCTTTTCATATGTTATGGACTTTTGGACTTTTGGCGGACTTTTGTTTTCGGGGTTTAATCATATCTAGGCATCGATTATTGCGGTAAATGTCCAAATGTTCAAAATGTCCAAATATAAGCGTTTTAATAATATTTAGTGAATCCATATAAATGTACTATTTACTTTATATTATATATATTAATTAATAATTAATATATAATGTATATATATAACATGTTCAACCTCTCTTTTTAACCGATATTCAGTAAAGTGGACATTTTGGACTTTTGGACTTTTCATAGTGTTTTCGGGGTTTTTAATATGTTTATCAATGTTTTCAAATGTTCACAAATGTCCAAATGTTCAAAAATCAGATAAAAAAATATCAATTTTCTCTAACCTATATCCAATCCAGTTGCCTGTATTTGTTGGCATATTAACTGAAAGTTTGTATTGTGGTGTCTGGTATTTGTATTTTGGCGCTGGGTTTATTAATCGGTACCTGATATACATAATCAGTATGCCAGCTATTTTATGAAACTCTGAGGTACATTCCGAGTCCCTTAATGATTTAAGTTTGTTTAATTTCTCCTCGCACCACTCCCATTCTGAATCTATGAACCCAAATGAGCTATGATAGATTTCAAATTCATGTTTTGGATCTGATTCCATTACGCATTTGAAAATGGATAGGTATTTATTTCTTAGAGTACGTGCCATGTTTGATTTTGATTATTACTTTTCCTATTTGAGATTTCAGCCACCTTTTTGCTGATGTTTCCGGTATATCCAAGAAATCAGCATATTTAGCAAAATCCGCATAGGTAAACTGTTGTTCGTTGTTAGGCAAGCTATCATAAAGCGCCTTCCAATTGTCTGTCAAGTTATTGCTGTCATCAAGAGAACGGGCGGTGATGGCATTGGATATAAAGTAGTCACACAATAATATTCCTTTGCCAGCTGATTCTTCTGAGATGTGAGACTCAACAAACGCCTTATCATCAACTGAAAACTGAATCAAGTGAGCAATAGTGCAGAACCTATGAACGTATATTTCCATCTTTGCCCGAATGGCCCTAACATGATCCATATCAGTCTGGTTGATTGACGATGTATTTTTATACTGCCATTGCTTAATAAGGCTCCATGCTTCGGAAGAGTAGGTTAAGTTTTGGCTTTCCAGTTCTCCCCATTGGTTTTCATGGAATGAGAGATCAGATAGTTTATTGATAATGCTATGGTACAGGTCATAGGTAAATGGGTTGATTTGCTCATCGGTCCATGCCATTTTCTTAGCGTTCTTAGGATTAACAATCAGCCATCTATCAAAGAATCCGCTATCTTCCTTAGTATTAAAAGACTTATCAAAAACAGAAGGCTGAATAGTACCAACAATATTTAGTACCGGCTCATTTATTCTAATTGAAACTGATGTTTTACGGTCAACAACTACGGGTTTACCTGACCACACAGACAAGTAGAATTGCTCATCATTACCCTTGCTATACCTTTGGAATGTGTTTAAAAATCCAGATAACTCATCGTTGTAAATAAGTATACCTCGTTCGTTTTTATCTAGCTGTTGTACCACTGCTTCTGGAGTCGCATCAGATACTATTGTTTTGATTAAGGTCGGCGCTGGTTTGTCTTTATTTTCTGGATCCGCTTCAAATTCCTTTAAGTATTCTTTATACTTTTTATAAAGCTCTTTTTCTTTATTTTCCAATGGCTTTAAAGCCCATGATAAAGGAGCTGATTTATTTATACCTGGGGAAGCTACAATAGCAAGAAATAAAGAGTTTCGTTCAATCCATCCATCTTTAACAGTTATATGAAAAGTGTTCCCTATTGCACTCGATGATGTTAAAAGTATGGAAGCGGCTAAAAAGTCGGGATTGAATTGAAATACCTCACATACTTCAAGTATAATTTGTCTTAGCTGTTTAGGAAAAAACTTTAGTGGGAATGATTGTTCTTGCATTTATCCTCCTTTCCAATTTTAATTATTTCACCACAACTAATAACACTATTTTTATTTGTGAAATTTGGATAAATAGATTTAAAATATGATAACAGTACATATTCCGCAGTTTCTGCTTTATCAAATGAGTAGAAATCAAATGCTATACTATAGCTATCAAACAATTTCCCTCTAAATTTATGCTGATATAATCTTTCATCTAAATTTAATGTTCGACCAACATAAACAGGAGCGCCATCATAGTAAAGTACATATACTTTATATCGCCTATGATCCCCTTTTTTTCTTATATCCATTACTAATTGTAAAATTTTGGTGCCTAAAAATTATTTAATTATGATTAAAGTAGTGCCTTTTACTTGTATAGTTGCGAGGTCTTTATCTTTTATCATTTGGTCAATCTTGACTCGATTAACACCAAACTTTTTATGATACTCAGACTTAGTAAATGTCTTTTGAGGATCTATGAGTATTTCTTTTTTCATAATGCTAATTTACATATTGTAATTGACAATTCAAAATAAAAGCCCGTCGAGTAGTGATCGATCAGGCTGGATAAGGTGTGAACCCAACAATTAAAGGTCTCTACTACTTTAACTGTTTAAATGATGATGCAATATACTAAAATAGTTTGGATATTATATTGATGTAATAGTTAGTGCTTATATTTTAAGTTATTTAAATAACATCTTTAAAATTCAAGACTGCATCTTTATCTAAATAATAAGAATCTGCTTCTTCTGCTACTAAATCTAATTTATAGTTTGCGTATTCTTTTGCTAATATTATGGCATGATCAATGTCAATACAATGTCCGTAATGATAGGAATCATTAATTTGCTCTTGATAATAGCATTCTTTTTTTAAATCCATATTTATTATATTTTTATTTACATGTTATTTTTTATTTATAAACGCTATAGTTAGTAGGTTAATTGATTGAATTATTAATAATTCTGCTGTACTAATGGAATTTGTATTCCAAAAATACAAAGACGTACCAATTATTATATACGTCAAAAAATTCATAGCTTTCTTATCCATTTTAATTTAATTTTTCTATTGTTTTAATTTGGTTCCTCCTGTATTCGCTCATGCCAGAAATTATTGACAATAAATCAAATCCAATCATTTCAGTAAATGTTCCGTGTATAAATGTTATTCGATATCTTATCATATTATTTATATTTTTTCTAAATTATGTATTGAACAATATGTTGATCTTGAATATAGACAATATGTTTAATTAGCCATCCTATTTCTAAATAATACTCAATAGTCGGCACATTACTTAATGCCCTTGAATCTTTATTTATTATTTGCTGCTCTATCATTTTTCTTCTTTTTTAACTTCCTAACAAAATAACGTTAATTGTCCGACACTTTTTGTAACATCCTTGCTACTTTCCTGTTGTTTCTGCCATATATGTGGAAGAACCTCACGCAATATCCTATCACGCTGTTCGATAAGCGTTTCTTCCTTGCCCCAGTCTAAACCAGATGCCCAGCGGTCGAAGGCGGTTTGCTCTGTCATAATTTATAAACCACCTCATCCATAACCTCGCTATCGAAGTAACAGCGTACAATCCAACTATCCTGACGCCTTATCTTTTGATATCCGTCTAATATATCCAAAACAGTATTAACGCTGTCATATCCCTTTATCTCGTAGGTATCGCCACGTTGTAATGTTTTGCGGATTACGGGCGTTCCGATGTTGATGTAGGGCGGGTAGGTGTAGGGGGTTCTGGTCATATCCTATCTTTTTTAATTAAACTCCATCTAAAGCCATATGCTTTTATTGACCTGTCTTTACAGGCCCTACCGATGATTGTTGACTTAGGGGATGTTGCCCCGTTTTCTCTTGCTGCTGTCTGTATAGAGGAGTAGCTTTCAATGTAAAATCCCTTTTCATCGTATTTATGAACTGATTTATTTTTGTAAGTTAAAGGCACATATACAACCGCTGGTTTGTTTATTGGATCAAACTTCATATTCATTTCCTGCATGATAGAATGTACTTTACCTATACTAATCCTTAGTTTTTCTTCCAATTCTGAAACTACCATTCTTTTGCTGGAGTTCAATAAGTTGGAAACATGCTTACTTAATATTACTTCCGCGTTATTCTGGTTGTGGAAAATTAAGTTCTTCACCCTTGACCCTCTATATTCCAGTTCCTCCAGTTCATACCCGTTAATTCTGTATCTTTTATCTCCTACTCTCATAATAATAAAGGGGCAGTTACGCCCCCGTTAAAGTTTTAGAATGGAAGATCATCCTCCGTAGCTGCAGTAATAGCAGATTGTTCTGTTTGAGTATTGTTTGCTTCATCCCACACAATATGATTACCGATGATAGGATTTTGTTTTTTCTCTTCTTCGGTTTGTTTTTCTCTTACCTCTTTTGGCAAAGACTGAACTATCATGTGAGTATCTTTTGAATTTTCACGCTTCGTTTTTAGTTCAAATCCTTGCAAGTCAAGATATACGGCCCCTTTTTCAGACTTAAATAGATGGTTTTGCACAATAGGAATTATTATACAATCCACATCTTTGTTTTTACCCATTTTTAAAATAGAAGCGTTCTTTAACGCGGCAAGATTTATCTTGCTTGAAATGTTACCCATTTGATTTTTGTTTTATAAGTGAAATAATATATTCTCTACAAAGTTCTACGTGCTTCTTGATTTTATCCCTGTTATGTAGATCAACTGAAATATCAAATTTTTTAATACGATCAGCGTCTGGTATTTCAATGAAGGTATCAAGTTCTGATAGCGGGAAATATTCTCTTTGATAGTTATCGAAGTTTTCCTGGGTAAACACCATCCCCTGAACTATTTTATACGCATCATCTTCATTCACTACCCATTTCAATGCTGCCTCAATCATATCTGGTGTAGCGTCATTTAGCGTATAGCAAAGAACTGCTGATTCAGCATTCCATAACCAGGCATATACTTGTAATTGTTGCCAGTATTTTTTCTCTGGATTTTCAATTTCAAACATAGGGAATGTATCCAAATCATATGACGCCTTGTTATCGTAAACTATTTTATTATGGAATAGATCGCATTCACCCTCGCACCATTCATTAGATTTACGCTCAGTGTTTTTATACACCATCTCTTTAATTAATTCGGTTGCCATAATTGTAAATCCATCTTCCTCGGTTTTGTTGCCCTTATCAATGTATTTTGATTTAATGTCTTTCCTGCGATTATAAAGGTATTCCTTTAGCCATTTTTTACAGTAGGTCATTGCACCAGCAGAGATTTTACCGCCTTTGCCTTCTGCCATTATATCAAGGCATGAAGATGCACGTATTTTGAATTTACTTGCAATTAACTCAGCTGATTCCATTTTTCGTCAAATTTAGCCTGTAATTGTTCTGTTAGATGAGTTTTCAAGGATTCTAATGTTATCCTGTCTTTTGCTTTTTCAATAAGTTTAGAAACCCTTTTTTCTTCGGCACTCAATACAACCGCGATCAGTTTATCATCAACACTTAACCCTAATGTATCTTTCCTGTTCGTGTTGGCCCCAAATATATTCCCCAAATGGTCGCAAGCGTCCTTAATAGCAATAGTCTTAGCAATAGGAAAGGCCATAGATAAGGCTCCGTTATTAATGTTAACCAAATCCGCAGGAGATGTGCCTTTAGCGGTTTGTAATTGACAGGCCCCAATACCGTCGTTAAACTCTAAATCCCCTGTTAGAATATCTTGATACCACACACGAACTACTACATACACCCCGTTGAAACTGGTTCCCTCTCTTAATATTTCAATTCTGGTTTTCTTGAATAGCTTCTTTAGTAGAAACTCAACTTTATCAATGGGCAGGTAGGTGTACCCAGATATGAAAGGATGTTTTTTTAGCCATGTTGCGGGCGGAGGCTGGTTGAGCAATACGTTAATTTGATCCTGCTGTAATGATTTGCAAGGATCTAAATACAATTCCTGTATTGTCGGAGCTTTAATATTAGATAGCGTTATCTGGTTGTTTTCCATTGTTCTTAATTTTATTTCCTGTTTTTACTAATTCGGGCTTAATTACCTCACTGATTGACTGAACTAACTTAGCATGAACATCTTTACATTCATCGGTATTGAACTCCATTAGTTCAATAACTTCGAACATCCGGTATATCCTGCCTAGTTTGGTTAGGTCGGATTGTGACTGTAGGCTCATTGTAGCAATGCTCCCAACCTCAACTCACTGCATAAAGTTTCCTCAAACCTTTCCAGTCTTGCTTGAAGTGTATCGATTTCTTGTAGCCTTTCCTGTTCGCTGCTGAATATTGAGAAGTGTTCGGAAGTTTTAGTTACCTCTATTTGAGACTGGGCCATTTCAATTCTGGTTATGCAGTCGTTAAGGCGCTGTATGTGTTCTTTTATTTCTTGTAGGTTCATAGCGTAAAGATAGTTAGTGTAGGTGTTAGTTAGGTGTAACGATGTGGTTACTTAAGGGATTGGTAGGCGTTCCAGATTTGTTCGAGTTGCCTATCAGTTATCTGAATAATACCGTTTTTACCTATACCGTTTCTATAAATTTCGATCTCTCCTAACTTATCAGTGTCAACGGTTCTGACTAAATTTTTCTCCTCAATCCATGCTTCGGCGGCTTCTTTGGTGGAGAATGCTTTTGATTTATTAGGAATGCTAACAGGTCTAATTTCTTTGCATACACTAAAATGGTCACCGTGCAAGTAATACCATGTTGAATATGGGCCGCTATCTATGTGGGCTTCGTGATAGTCATCCCCCTCATACAAATCTACTCCATCCACTGACTTCATAATGAATACGGGCACTTTGATCCCCACTTCCTTAGCGAAATCTTCGAACTTAAATGTATCTACCTCAGAATTGCTAGACCACGTAATTACTTTGTTGTCAACAATAATCCTGTAAGGGAAGTTAACTGTTGGCGCATATGTAAGTATGGGATCATCGCTAATCCAGTAACATTTTTGCGATTCCAGATATTGCATCATCAAATTAAACTCACGTTCGTTATTAACCTGTATAGCGCATTTGCCTGATAGGATTGATTTTGTTTGCAAGCTGTTCTGTATAGCCTTACTTAACATTTCTTTTGCCTCTTCTAATTTATCTAAGGCTTCTTTTAGTGTGTTCATATTCTTATCTATCTAAATTATTTACCACTTCAATAACTACCATATAATGCAGTCCGATTATAATAATCATCACTGCAATCATCAATACCGTAATCTGTACAGCTGGGATGTAACTTGTTTTACTTTCTTTAACTGAGTTTAGCCATAAGTTTTTACGCCAGAAATCGATTAGGTTTGCCTTGTCGTAAATGGGCTGTTTAAGGTTTTTCATATGATCTGCTTCTTTTGTTGAATTTCTTTTATATAAGGATATTTTTTTTTAACTCTAATTAGTGTGGAATTATAACTATTAATACACTGCTTCCTAAATTTTTCATCATTATAAACCATTCGGCATCTTGTATGTAGTTCAGATAAATAATGTATAGCTTGCCAAGTATTTAATAATTCGTCAACTTGGTATTGGCGGAACACTTTATATTTTGAGCCGTAAAACTTACCGCACATTTGCCGTTTGAGATCGTGTACTGATATTATCTCGTTCTTCCCCATCTCCCTACTTATTTAAAACATCCAAATAATACTTTTCCATTACCCCGTCGAAGTTATCATCAAGCACAGACTCAGCGCTAACCTCTGATTCGTATTCGGTGCCATTCGGGTCTGATACTAGCCCCGTGCCGCATAGGCTGATATTCATCCCCCTGCGTTCAATCCAGTTTAGCACATCGTCTTGTTTAACGTCAATGCTGATTCCATTACTTAGCCAAATTGTAATCGTTTCGGATTTATCGGCCTGTTCTGAGTGTTTGTATGTTATCATGATTAACACCATCTAATATCGTAATCAACTGGACAAAGTTCAAGTTTAGAAGATTGCAGTATCCCATATTCATGGCCGCAATCCTTACATCCTGATACTTGAGTGATTATATTTCCACCTCGTTTTACTTCTTGAAATATCTGAACTACTCCAGTATTGCATTTTCCGCACTTGTAATTTGTTAAGCAGTACTTCGCTGCTCTAAAAGGTTTAATCTTTGCCATGTTGTTAGTTGTTTTGTACCGCCAAAACCGCAAGCCTTGTGAGCGTTGCGGTGGCAGATTCCCCGACTTCGAGGAAAGGGGAATTAGTTAATTTATTTTGTCTTGACCATTAATACCGTTAACGAATACTTTTGGATTTGCGTTATTTATAACACATTCTTTATTTGGTTCAGATAAAACCCATTTGTTTGAATGTAATCCGAAATATCTACCATTATAAAAAGTTAAAATATCAGTTTTAGTTAACGAGCCACTTATTAAAAAATAGTGACCTGTATTCATGTTTTGTTCAATTACTGTTTTCATGACCTCGAAGTCTATATCTAAGCTTTATTGCTTTCGACATCACAAGTATCGGAACAATAAAACATAATTCCAAATTAAAAGTAAAATAATTATTATTTATTTTCTATTTGCTTTATTCATACCTATTACATACCTTTGATTTATGGAAAAGAAAAAAACATATACAATTAATGCTACTCCATCGGCCATGGCTATTTTTGATGAGAGAGCAAAAGAGCAAGGCAGATCTCGTTCAGGTCAATTTGAATATGAAGCGAGAAATAATGGATTAGTGACTAGGATTTCAGGAGAGGAATTAATTGCAACTATTAAGAGGACTAAGAAGTAATGAGCATCCACCTATCCAACCCCCAAGCCTTAATTATCAAAGGTAAGAATGTAACCGTCTCGGAGCTACAAGCAACGTCAATCGAGGTTACGCAAGAATTAAGCAGATCAGGAACTGTAAACTTCCTGGAAATAGAAAATGATTCCGAGATCATAAGAGTTAGGATTGAGGATGTAAAAAGGATTGAAGGATGAAAAGCAAGATATATAAATGGCAAGGTGAACCAGTAGAGGTTAAATTTGGATACGTAACAGTTAAAGAAAACCTAGAAAAACCTCTTTATTGGTATAACTACGAATGCAATATGAATAAAGTCGGTGCTGAATGGAAGCATAAATTTGCTCTTATCCCTGCCGTTAAGGTAATTCATGATAACGGTAGCTTCTTATTGTCAAATCAAGCTGGGTTGGCTGTTCATAAACTTATTAATGGAGGATGGCCTAATTACACTCACGCTTCATTAGATGGTGAATTTAAAGAATATGATGCTCCCGAATTTGCACCAAAAAAATTTGACGAGGAGGAGTACTGTAAAATAGAATCTGACCGCAATAAATGGTTTGCTAAAACATACCCTGAGGAGTGGAAGAAATTACAAGCGCTTACAGATGCTGGACGTAAATTACAGAAATCATGACCAAAACCCAACGCAAAATAATGCTTGACAGTCAAGTATCGTTAAGAGTGACCAAAGCTGCCTACAAAGCATGGTACATATTGCAGATGCCTAAAGGTAAAGAAGTAGGTACTGTGTTTGGTGTTTTACGGATTAAAGAAGTATAAATCATGATAGTACAAATAATAGAGTCACTTGACAAATACCCGTCAGTAGGTGATGTTTTTACCGCCAAAAACTATACTTACGATAACGAAAAATACACATTATTAGAACAATTAGATCCTATCACTCGAAGAGTAATAAATGACGATATAGGGTTAAATGAATATAAATCAAACTGTAAAGTAATATCTTAGATATGAGCAGAATATTTTCACACGCCCACAACGGCCAAAGATGGTTGTTTGTGCCTACGCCTAACGAAGCAGATGATTTTGAAATTGATGTTGATGGACTGCATATGTATCAGAATCCACCGCATTCAGATATGACTTTAGGATCAATAGACATCCCATCTGGCAACTGGCAAATAGTCTCCAAGCTATCCGATATTACAGAGGAACAGGCTAGGGAGATGGTGCCTTTAATTAAGCGTGTTTATGGCCAAAGTTACTATGATTACACAGTAGTATTCAAAGTCGGATTTGGTTACGTAGGCACCGCCATCCAATCCATTCACTCCCTCATCCGCTCACTAGGAGGTAATCCTCAAAACAATGAATATTTAATACTTAAAGAAGGATAGAAGATGGGCGACATGGGCGATGAAATAGCGAAAAGCTTACTAAAAGGATGTTTAGTTATAGCACTGATTATAGGCGTGGCCGTATCAGCTATATTTTTATTTGTAAAATATTTATTATGAAAAAAGAGATAAAAGAATCATGGGAAAAAGTTTTAAGATTCCCATTAAAAACAGTTGAGAAGGGCATTGATGAAGAAGGATGGTATTCTAATGAAAGGAATGACGCATGGCTTCCTATCCTGCCACAGGATATTCATTTATACGAATATAGAAATGATAATACCGAGATACGACCTAAATGCTTAACCACCCCAATTAACTAAAATAAACAGAGATGAAAACAATAAGTAAAGAAGAAATAGAATCCCACGCAAACAAGTTATTTGTTTCAAGGTCAAAAGATACAGTTGACAGCCAATCAAAAGAGTCAATGTATAAGGCTGGCTTTGTAGATGGTACTGACTATACCATAGATCAATTACAACAACCCCCTCAATCGGGAGAGCTGATGACGTTGGAGGAAATGCCAAACGAGGAAGATATTTTATTCAAACACGTTACCACGGTTCACAATTTATCTGATGTAACTGATGCTATGCATGAGTATGCTGTTTTGTATTCGAAAGCCAAATCCGATCAGTTGCAAACAAGAGTTGATGATCTGCTTCTATTAAAAGAACATCTTGAAGCGAAATATGCCAGCCTAATGTTGAGCCTTCGTGAAGAAGAACTTGTAAATAAAAAGTTTAAAGATTTAATTGAAGATTTCGATTTGATTTGCGACGAAGTTGACGGCAATTTATTAGAAGTTGCGCCGGAATTCAGACAAAAAGTTAAGCAAGCCCTCCAATCAGAAACAAAATAGATTATGAAACAGACAGCACTTGAAGTACTATTCAAAACAACTAATGGTGATGCAGATTACATATCTGTAAATAATTGTTTAGAAGCCATGAAACTATATGCCAACGCCAAACTAGACGAAGCAGCGGAGGTAGCTTGCGATTCTTTGGAATTGTATCCGTCTGAGTACACTAAATTAGAAAAATCTATCCTATCCCTCAAAGACCATCTTTAACCGCCCGATAAGCAACCTCAGTAGTTAACGCGGATTGTCCATAAGTCATTCCCGTTAGCTCTGAGTTGATTTCAGTAGCTATACCATGATAAATGGCCTCACCTGACATAGACTCCCACTTCTCTAGTATAACAGGCAGAACGGCGCGTAAATGATCTTTAATCTTATCATCCAATTCGCCAGGGATAATATAGGTAATGACATCTGCAATAGGCGAATCAATGCAAGACTTTAGAAGTTCAACTACGCGAACACCGATTGTTACTTTATCCTGCAGATCGTTTGGTACTTTCTTCCATAACTTAGAAACAAAGCTCGGCCAATTAGAAATGAATACGGATAGCACTGCAGCTATGATCTTTCCGAAGATTGTTTTGGGTTGGCTCATTTCGTTTCATCTAAAGTGATACCGAATAATTTACTAAATCCGAATGCAAGCAGGTCTAATGCCTTTAACGCCAATACTATCTCCAGCTTATTAGCTTCGGTTATCAGTGATGTACTAGCAATCCAGAAAGATACTACTGATGTAATGATCAGAACAGATCTGAATATCCACTTAGCCCAATCAGGGGTAGCTGAATTGATAGCGCCAAAAGTAACCTTAGTTTGTGACTCTGGTACTGGCTGGTTGTCTACTATGATTGTTTTTTCCATAATTCTATTTGTTCTTGTAAATATTTATCCCACTCATCTTTGTTCTTGAAGCTACTTATGTGGCGTATGGATTGCCAGAATTCTAGTGGCATTTCTTCCATTATGCTAACTCAAAATGCGGGAGGTCAACCATTGTTCGCCATGAACCGCCCCAAACAAGCTTAACGCCTAAACATTTAGCAGTAGCCATAATGTGAGCAGCAATTACTTTAAACTCATTGGTAGCATTCCAATTAATAGATCCGTTAATGTAAGGGACAAAATCTATTGCATGGCCAAAACCATCGCTTTTAACCTGATGATTTGATTTATTAGTAGTTCCGTTCTTTTGAGTAACAATATTACCTAAAGGCTTACGGGCTGATTTACCATCAGGATTAACAACCGACCGGCCCAAAGCATATAAACGTTTCTGTTCTGCAGTTGACCTAACACCATAAACAATACTGAAATCTACTGGGGATTCTTTGATGGATTCTTTAATGACCTTTACTAAGTCAGGATGAACGCCCTCTAACTTTGCTAAACTTGCTTTTCCTAATACTGGCATATAGATTGGTTTTAGTCAAATATAACTATAATTTAGTTATTCCGCATATCCTTAATATCGCCTTTTAATTCCTTAACATCTTCCTTTACACCTTGTATGTTTTCGCTAATAGCTTGAAATTGGAGATCAACTTCTATTTTACGGGATTCCTGGGTGTTGGCTACTTTATCAATTTTATTCATTAACCCATTGTAAAAAGCAACACCTCCAGCTGTCAATGTTACCACAGCAATACCAATAGTAACTACAAGTCTATTGGTTATACCTCTTATCTCCCTATTTTCTATACCGTTCATTTCTTTAGTTCGTTTAGTATCTGCCTGTATTGTTCAAATTGGGTTTTATTATCCTGTTCACGTTGCCTTTTCATCTCGGCTATATCCTCTTTTAAAGAATGTAGCTCTAACTTTAACTTTTCTTCGATCAACTCATCTAAGAAGCCTTTTTGTCTTTTATGTAAGTATGCGAAAAAAGTATCTGTAAATTTCCAGAAGCCAGTTACAATCCCGATTGTGTAGAGTATTTTCTCAGCTATTGCGAGCGTCTCGTTTGTCATTTGGTTAGATTTATAAGTCGTAAGTTTCTTTCTTGAAAAATCCATGCCTCCATGCACTTACAAGAATTATAATCAAAATTACCAAAGCCCCTGCACATATCATAATGAGTTTCTCCTTATTAGTAGTTGTCATTAAACCTGTGTAATGTAACACATAAATCGTACCTAAAAGGAGAACAAAAACCGAATGGAACTTGGCGATTTCAGTTTGAATAGGGAATGATACATTTGATGCCCCGATAAACATATTTATACCAATAAGCATAAATCCTATACCATAAAACGTTAAAGAAGCAAGTTCGTGATTTTCGACAGCCCACCCAGACGGACGGCTATAATACCACACCATTAAAGCGACGTGAGATATAACCATCAATCCAGATATAATAGCTTTTAATTTCATTTCTTGCCTTTAGGTTTTTTAGTGGTATCTCCCGGGGGCGGTGGTGTAATGTCCTCAACACACCTACCGTTTAAGCATGAATGACCTGCCGGGCATTCTGATCTGTCTTTACAAAATAATCGATCTTCTGTTTTCATTTATCTTATGTATTAAATTCGTTACAATATACGGAAATAATTAAATATGGTGTATTATTGTGTTATGGAAAACAGAGAGATAAAGTTTAGGGCGATCTGCACAACCTCAAAGGAATGGGTTTACGGTTATTTCTGTAAAGACTACGCAGGAATTGGTTATATTACTTCATTAGATGGGACTGAAACATCGGTGGTAGATGTAAATACAGTTGGTCAATTCACCGGACTTACCGACAAGAACGGGGTCGAGATTTACGAGAGCGATATAGTTAGTTGCTCCTATTGGGAGCCATCAAAATATCAAATAATGTTTATAGATGGTTCTTTTTGCTTGTGTAACGGCAACAAAGAATGGATTGCAGACGTAACACACATGGATGATAGCACAGGTAAACATTTTAAAGTAATCGGCAATATTAACCAACACAACCTACTATCATGATCGCAACAATCGCAATAATAATCGCCATCTACGCACTGATGCTTTCAGACTGCAAGATATTCCCTGCTGATAAACCTTTTATGAAAGGAGATAAGGGATGGTAAGGGTAGATTTCAAAGAGCCTACTGAGTTTGAACAGGAAGGTGTAATGCAGAAAGGCATGTTCATTGAGTGTAATATAGTTCTGGAAATGAACACGAATACACTGATCTGGACTTCCCCAAATGATTGGTTTATGATTAATACGGAGGAGATAAATAAATGACAAAAGAACTATTCGCTGTAATCGGTGTCGCAATACTAGTAGCAATCCTTTACTTCTGGCCTTACATATTACCTGATCGACGAGTTAAGGATGATAAGGAAGATGATAGCGATATACATTTGGGGATATAGCCCCTCAACTAAGAAGGGCTATATATTTCTACAATCCTAAACAGGCTAAAAGCAATGTATTTTGAACTCCGAAAGATTGATTGTTATCAAATCTAACAAGTAGTTCAATACTAATATTAAGTGTCAATAGGCTGATCGCACAATCACAAGATCTGATAGTTTTATTATCCGTTTCAAACGTCTTTATGATTGTTCCAGATGAATTTCTAAATGTCCATCTCCTGTACTCTATATCATCCTCTGTATAGCCCTCTGTATTACCTACATAATCTGATGTATCTGTTGAGATTATCTTTTCGCATAAACCCTGGGTTTGAAAAGACTGCGTTGCTGAAAAATTTGCCATTACTGTTTAATTACGATAAAATCGTTGATTATATTGTTTGTTCCTAAAATTGGTACCGTTAAATAATTCAATGTAAATCCGGTATTAGTGATATTTGTCACATAACATAATGCAGCTGCAGGGGCGGATCTAGGTATAGCGATAACGGTAATAGGCACAAAAGGTAACGGGACGTCATAATTTATTTGATATGCCGTTTGTAATACAGTTCCGCTAGAATTTCTGCTAAACTTTAAAGTATTACCGTTCCCAATACGCTTCCATCTCCCCGTAGTCACACCCGTTACAGCAAGCGTAACAAATCCATCATCCGTATCGGTGGATGTCGCGTTCCACATATAAACACCTCCATTACCGTCGTTTGTTGTTAGTAATCCGTTAAGGAGAACTTGAACACCTTCTGTTCCTTTTTGTCCCCGCATATCTGTTCGGGTACTAAAGAATACTGATGGCAAAGATAGGGCCTGAGAAAATCCACTTAGTGGTAATAAAAATAATAGGTAGATGATTAACTTTTTCATTATGGTTTAATTGAGATGGTATATGACAAATTATTGGTTCCGCTCGCTGGTGCTACGGTATATACGATATTAATGTTAGTAGCATCACTAGTCCAATAGCTTATCCCAGCACTAGCTGCGTTTCTTGCTCCGACCTGCACAGCACTCGTAGAACTAACCCCTGTCAATCCGTGAGGTATAACTATGGTTGTTGCCGAACCGTTGCCAGAGGCGGTGTAGTTGGATGATATGGAATAATTATTAGCAATTTTTCTAAGTTCACCTGTAGTAGGATTTGAGGTAACTAAACTATCGGTTTGTAGTCCGTTTGATTTATTTTTAACTTGTAAAGTGTAATCTATTATCATTTTCCCATCCCTAAAGTGATGGTTTTTATCAGATGTTCCTAAAGACCGATACTGCAGTCCGTCCGTAGAAACTCCTATTCCGGTATTAGTAAATAACTCTACTTTTAGGGAGTTTGTCGCATCCGCAGAGCTAGCGTAACTAGTGGGACTAATTGAAATTTTAGGTGTTACAGAAACAAGTCCAGTAATCGTATTGCCCACTCTCAAGACTGGTGTACCGCCGTTTTCCCCAACATTCATATCTCCATCTATAATAACACTATTACCTCTAAATCTATGTGTTGCTCCGTTAACTTGACTAAAATACTCTAATCCTGCTGATGAAACGCCAAAGCCAGTATTAGCAAAAAGTCTTATTTTTGCATTTGCGGGCGTATTTGCTGTACTAGAAAAAGATGCGTCACCTAGATTTATAAAAGGCAAGGAAGCAGAAGAAGATGTAACAGATCTGCCTACGTTCATACTGCCATCTATATTAATAGTTCCCCCTCTAAAATAATGAACTCCAGTTCCTCCACCCACAGAGCTGAAATATTCTATTCCCGCAGACGAAACGCCTATACCAGATATATTACT